AGTGAGAGAGAACTTCTTGACATCTTTGGCAAACCAAACGACTATAACTACGAGTATTGGTTCAGTATCGCTCAGTTCCTCCTTTATGGTGGTTCTGTTAAGGTAGTTCGTGCAGATAACACTTCACTTAAGAACTCTATCGACGCTGTAACTTTTACAGATACAACTTTCAGTGCAACAGATACTACTCTTACAGTAACATCTGCCACTGATTTCGACGTTAATGATTATCTGAAGATCGATGCTGAGATTATAAAGGTTACTGCCATTTCTGGTCTAGACATAACCGTCATTCGTGGTCAACTGTCAACTGCTGCTGTATCACACAGTGCTGCATCACAGATTGCTTTGATCGAAGAAGCAGGTTCTGCTAGTACAATCAATGAGGGTGCTACCTTTAACGAATCAGATACAACTCTGACTGTAACTTCTGCTGCATCACTTGGTGTACAGAACAACAGTTACATCTTTGTTGACTCTGAAATTCTACAAGTTACTAGTATCTCTACCAACGACCTCACAGTTACTCGTGGTGTTCTTGGTACAACAGCTGCAGCACATACTGATGGTACTGCTGTTAAGTTGCTCACAGTTACTACTAACAAGACAACTATTAATGAGCAAACCTCTTCAGGTTTGACTCCTCCATTGATTAAGAACCTTACTCAGTACGAATCAACTGTTGAGACAGGTGCTAACCAGTGGAAGTGGGCAGGACGTTCACCAGGAATCTACGGTAACTCCTTACGTGTTGTAATGACTGACGCAGGTCCTGATCAGGTTCTTAACCTTGCTGGTCCTACATCTGGTGCTGAGTGGGAATTCACTCCTGGACTCGATGTTAATGTCAGTGCTACTAACACATACTCACAAGTCTTTAACTATTCACTAATCGTTACTCTAACAGCAGGTTCTAGTTTGATTGGTGAGTTCGAAGCAGATAACTTTATCACTGCAAACTCTGGTAACGTTACTGGACGTGTTGTTGCTTATGATAAGAGCACACGTAAGATCGAACTCGTTATCGATGACACCTCTGCTGATTACTTAGAGGTTGGTGATACAATTACAGAACTAGCAAATAGTGCTGGATCTCCTGGTTCCGCAACTGGTGACCAAGCAGAGGTCTCACACATCCAGCGTCGTCTAGAGGTTGCACACTACGAAGATTCTACTGACTTCGTTGTTAACCAGTCCATCTCTGATGACAACAGTGCATCTGTACAAATCATTGCTGTTGAGGAAGAGTACGTAACACGTTACTACGGTCCTAACCAGAAGTGGGGAAGCATTGCTGGTAGACCTGGAACTTCTGAATATGCCAAGCAGCGTGGTGGTTTCCAAGACCTCATGCACGTACTCGTCATTGACGGTGACGGAGGTATCACTGGTGTTCCTGGATCTGTTCTAGAGAAATTCCTTGACGTTTCTAAGGCAAGAGATGCCAAGTCTCCTCAAGGTTCTAACATCTACTATAAGGATGTTATCAAGCTCAATTCTAACTATCTCTTCTGGGGTTCACACGAAGCGGCAACGATCTTCGATGTTAATGCTTCTGCCACTGGAGACATAGGTGGACTTGCTGCTAACAGAAAGTTTGACTTACTCAAGAATAACTATGCAATCTTGAGTGTGGATGACCCTGCAGGTGCTAACACACAGGCAATTCCACTTCTTTATACTAAGAACTCTGCTACCCTGAAGTATAGCCTCAGAGGTGGTGTAGATGGTTACACCGTAGCAAGAGACAAGTTGTTTGACTCATACGATTTATTCAGTGACCCTGAGACAGAGGAAGTAGATTACATCCTCCAAGGTCCATCGATGAGCAACTTCACTGATAGTGTAGCAAAAGCACAGAAGATGCTAGACATCGCTGCTATCCGTAAGGATTGCATGGCATTTGTTTCACCTCCTCGTGACCGTGTTATCGGAGTCCCTTCGACCAACGAGATTGTTGATCGTGTTATCGAGTTCTTTAAAGTTCTATCAAGTACATCCTATGGTGTATTCGATAACAACTACAAGTATGTGTACGATAAGTACAGCGATAAGTATCGCTACCTCCCAATGAATCCTGACGTTGCTGGATTGACACTAAGTTGTGCTCTGAATCAAGAGCCTTGGTTCTCTCCTGCTGGATTCGCAAGAGGTCAGGTAAGAAATGCTATTAAGTTAGCATACTCACCGCTTAAGGATCACAGAGACAGACTATATGCTGCTCGTGTGAATCCAATCGTAGCATTCCCTGGGCAAGGTAATGTACTCTTCGGAGACAAGACATCCCTAGGACTCGCTAGTGCATTCGATAGAATCAACGTTCGTCGTCTGTTCCTAGTTATTGAGAAAGCTATTGCGACTGCTGCTAAGTCACAACTCTTCGAACTTAATGACGAGTTTACTCGTACTGGGTTTAAGAATATCGTAGATCCATATCTACGTGGTGTCCAAGCACGTCGTGGTATTGTAGATTATCTTGTTGTTTGTGATAGTAGCAACAACCCGCCTGATGCAATTGATCGTGGTGAATTTTTCGCAGAGATATTTGTGAAGCCTACAAGGTCTATCAACTTCATTACTCTGCAGTTCACAGCCACTAGAACTGGTGCGTCGTTCGCCGAAGTAGTTGGCTAATCTATTTCTATGATTCCCGTTTCACGTATTAATTAAGGAGTAAACAATGGCAGACATTAACGCTTCTACGAGGACCCCTAAGGGTCAGGTAGATGGAAAAATTATAAAAACCTCAATCAGTGACTTTAAGGCACAGATTCAGGAACTAGCAAGACCCAATATTTTTGAGGTGGAAATTCAGTTCCCCTCATTACTAGAAGGCGGCACAGGAGGAGCATTAAATCTATCAGATGCAAACACTGCTAGAACTGGTGCACCTGCTATAGAGAATGAGAAAGCAAAGGAAATTTCTACATTCCTTGTTAAGGCAGCAAATTTACCTGCTGCTAACATAGGAGTTATCGAAGTTCCATTCAGAGGTCGTGTTCTAAAGATCGCTGGAGACAGAACATACGAACCATGGCAAGTTACTGTTCTTAACGACGAGCAGTTCCGTCTACGTCGCAAGTTCGAAGTTTGGTCAGAAGCAATCCAACAGCTACAGACTAATCTATCTTCTGCAACTAGCATTGCTTCCTATCAGTCAACTGCTAGAGTCCTACAGCAAAATCGTCAAGGTAAGTTTGCTGCTGGTTACAAATTCGATGGAATTTGGCCATCAACAATCTCCGCAATCGATCTTGCATGGGATTCCAACGATGCTCCTGAGGAGTATACAGTTGAGTTCCAAGTACAATACTGGGAGCCATGTGATGACAAAGATACTCCTGGTGCTAAGTAGTACTTTCGAAACTATCATAAATAACTTATGATAGGACTGAAACGGGAATAATGTCTCAATTATTTGGTTATTCATTAGACAGGAAGAAGGGGAAGAAAAATGCCCCTTCTTTCGTGCGTAAAGAATCTGACGATGCAGCATCACCAATTGCAGCAGGTGGATACTTTGGGCAGTACGTCGAGATGGGTGACGCTGCTAACAAGGCAAGCGAGGCAGACTTAGTTGGAAGGTATAGAGAGATGTCTCTGCACCCAGAGGCAGACTCTGCAATTGCCGATGTTGTTAATGAAGCAATCGCAGGAGATCTCAATGATCATCCTGTAGATATAGACCTTCAGAACATGAAGGTATCTCAAGCTCTTAAGAATAGAATTAGAGAAGAGTTCGAGAATGTATTAGTACTTTTAGACTTCGATAAGAAGGCATATGATATCTTTCGTAGATGGTACATCGACGGAAGACTTTTTTATCATAAGATGATCAACGTTGACAATCCCTCTGAAGGTATTACAGAACTGAGGTATATTGATCCACGTAAGATCAAGAAAGTAATAGAATTTGACAAGCCGAAGGATCGGCAAGTCCAAATGGTTGACCCACAAGTGTCAACAATGATACCTAAGTCGGTAGAATATTACATTTATTCACCAAAAGGGTTAAAAGGGTATGAGAATAATGGAATAAAAATAGCACCTGATGCTATCACATATGCCCACTCAGGGCAATTGGATATGCAAAGGAACTATGTTCTTTCTCATCTCCACAAAGCAATTAAAGCACTCAATCAACTCCGCATGATTGAGGATAGTCTGGTAATCTATAGACTATCTCGTGCACCTGAGCGTAGAATATTCTACATTGATGTAGGTAACTTACCCAAGCAGAAAGCAGAACAATATCTGCGTGAGGTAATGTCTCGCTATAGGAATAAGTTGGTATATAATGCTGACACTGGTGAGATTCGTGACGACAAGAAGTTCATGTCCATGTTGGAGGACTTCTGGTTACCACGTAGAGAAGGTGGTAGAGGAACTGAGATCTCTACACTACCAGGTGGTCAGAACTTAGGTGAACTAGAGGATGTTAAGTATTTCCAGAAGAAACTTTATCGTGCATTAAATGTACCTGAGTCTCGTTTAGAGTCAGAGAGTTCATTTAATGTTGGTAGATCTGCGGAAATTACAAGAGACGAAGTTAAGTTCCAGAAGTTTGTAGTCAGACTTCGTAAGAAGTTTACTGATCTTTTTGATGACTTACTCAAGACTCAACTAGTACTCAAGGGTGTAGTTAGTTTAGATGAGTGGGAAGATCTAAAAGAACACGTTCAGTATAATTTCATTGCTGACAACTACTTCTCTGAAATGAAAGAGAAGGAAGTAATGAACGAGAGGTTAGCTCTTCTCGCTCAAATGGATCCTTTTGTAGGTAAATATTTCAGTTTAGAGTACTTACGTCGCTATATACTTAAGCAGACTGATTCCGAGTTCGGTGAAATAGACGAACAAATGGCATCAGAAGTCGAAGCGGGACTAGCAATACCTCCCGTAGAGATGCAGAAATTAGAATTAGCCCAGATGGAGATGGCGTTGCAACCGCCCGAACCTGAACCAGTAGAAGAGGAGCCAACTATGGATCCTAAGGACTACAAAAAGGGAGATATCTAAATAGTATTATACGAATCTTAAATCATGCCATCAGAACCAGCACTTGACATCGTAAATTCCGTATTTGCAGGTCAGAAAGACCTGTCAGATTACGTTGATTCTCGTATGAAAGAACTAGCCGTCGATAGTATAGAGACACTTAAGAAAGACATTGGTAAAACAATGTTTGCTCCTACTCCCGACGAGCCAGAGGAAGAGGAATCTTCTACAGAAGAACCCGAAACCGCCGTTGCAACAGCAGAACCAGAGGAACCTACAGATGAAACTGATAACAGAACAGATCAATGATACTAAGGTTATCACCGAAGGTAAAGGCTCTAATAAAAGAACCTTTATTGAGGGTGTGTTCTTGCAGGGAGCAATAAAAAATCGTAATGGACGTATGTATCCACTCCAAACTCTTACTAAAGAGGTGGAGAAGTACAACGAAAATTACATTAAAAAAGGTCGTGCGATGGGAGAACTAGGACACCCTGATGGTCCTACTATCAATCTAGACCGTGTGTCACATCTAATTACTTCTCTTAGACAAGAGGGTAATAACTACGTAGGTAAGGCACGTATATTAGACACTCCTATGGGACGTGTCGCTAAAGAATTACTCGATGAAGGCATTAAGCTCGGTGTGTCTTCACGGGGACTCGGTTCGATTAAAGAAGAGAACGGAGTAAAAGTAGTATGTGATGATTTTGTTCTCGCTACTGCTGCTGATATTGTTGCTGATCCATCTGCACCTGATGCTTTCGTAAATGGAATCATGGAAGGTAAGGAATGGGTTTGGAGTAATGGAGGCATTTCTGAACAAAAACTTGACTCAATTAAGTCAAGAATTGATCAAGCTTCACGGACTCAAATTGCAGAAAGAAAGGTTTCCGCATTTAATGAGTTCTTGCAAAGTTTGTAAGTTATAAATAATTAGAGCAAATCACCTGTTTGTACGAGGAGACAACGAAATGTCTGAAGCTATTGAGAACCTGGAAGAAAACCAAGTTACGGCGAATGCCAAAGCTGGCGATAAAGCCCAGAATAAACTAGAGAATGACGGAAGTCGTCTCGGCGGTGCACAAGATCTTGGTGGACCTACACCATTTAACAGTAAGCCCACTGATGATTCCAACAAGTATAAGACTGGTGGTGGACCAACCGCAACGCCCCCTAAGACAAAACCTTCCAATGCTTCTGCACAGAAGGCAGAGTTTTCTGACAAGGGTGATGTCAAAGCAGGTCATGAACCTGAAGGAGAGGTGATTGCTGAAACCGAAGCTCCAGAAGAAGAAGTAGTAGAGAAGATTGAGATCGATCTATCTGCTGACGTTGCTGCTCTAACAGAAGGAGAGGATCTTTCTGAAGAGTTTAAAGAGAAAGCAGCTACAATCTTCGAAGCAGCAGTTGTTTCTAAGATAAACGAAGAACTAGAGCGTATGCATACTGATTACGCCAAGGTTCTAGAAGAAGAAATTGAGCAAGTTAAGTCTGAGCTCGCAGAGAAAGTTGACGAGACTCTTAAGTACCACGTAGACCAGTGGGTTAAGAATAACGAACTCGCAATTGAGCACGGAATTAAAACTGAAATGGCAGAGAGTGTCATGGCAGGTCTCAAGCAAGTTTTTGTCGAGAATTTCATTGATCTTCCCGACGAGAAAGTTGACTTAGTTGATGAAATGACTGAGCAACTCGATACTATGGAGAAAAAACTCAACGAACAGATCGAAGAAAACGTTGGTCTCTCAAAAGAGGTCGGCGGCTATATTAAGAATGGGATTGTGAGCGAGCTGAGTGAGGGATTAAGTCTCTCCCAGAAAGAGAAACTGCAATCACTTGCAGAAGCTGTTGAGTTTGAGAATGAGGAGCAGTTTAGAGAGAAAGTTGCAACACTACGTGAGTCGTACTTCTCTACCAAGCCTGAGTCCAAGACTGTGACTGAGGATGTACAAGTAGAAGCACAAGCAAATGTAGGTTCAGCTATGGAAGGGTACGTAAGTGCTCTGTCTCGCTGGTCCAATAAGTGATAATAGCAAACCAAATTTCCTAAGAGAAAAACGCAATGTTTAATTCAGAATCATTGCAGGAAAAGTGGGAACCCATTCTAGAGCATTCCGAGATCGATGGGATCAAGGACAAGTATAGAAAGGCCGTTACCTCCGTCCTGTTAGAAAACCAAGAAAGATTCCTCAAGGAGGAGGCTGGCGTTCTTAACGAAGCTGCTCCTACCATGAGTGCAGGTACTGCTGGATTCAGTGGTTCCTCCACCGCTACAGGTCCTGTTGCTGGTTTCGACCCAGTTTTGATTAGTCTAATCCGACGCTCAATGCCTAAGCTTATTGCTTATGACATTGCTGGTGTTCAGCCTATGACTGGTCCTACTGGATTGATCTTCGCAATGAGATCACGCTACGGTACAACCAGAACAGGTACTTCCAACGAAGCATTCTACAACGAAGCAGATACAGAGTTCTCAGCAGAGAACGCAGCAAGCGATCTAGGTCGTACTGCACAGTCTGGATCTAACCCAGGTCTGTTAAACGCTTCTGGAACCTACAACACTTCAGACGGCATGCCAACGGCAGAGGCTGAAGCATTAGGTGACGCTGCTGGAAACCAGTTCGCTGAAATGAACTTCAGCATTGAGAAGGTAACAGTGACCGCTAAGTCACGTGCCCTCAAAGCTGAGTACAGTTTAGAATTGGCTCAAGACCTTAAGGCAGTTCACGGACTAGACGCTGAGTCTGAACTCGCAAACATCCTCTCAACAGAGGTACTTGCTGAGATCAACCGTGAAGTTGTAAGAACTGTTTACAAGATCGCACGTCCAGGTGCTCAGAATAACACAGCAACCGCTGGTATTTTCGACCTCGACGTTGACTCCAATGGTAGATGGTCAGTTGAGAAGTTTAAGGGTCTACTCTTTAACATCGAAAGAGACATGAACGCAATCGGGCATGAAACTCGTCGTGGAAAGGGTAACATCTTGATCTGCTCTGCTGATGTTGCTTCTGCACTATCAATGGCTGGCGTTCTTGATTACACTCCTGCTCTTGCTGGTAACAGCAACTTGCTTCCAGATGACAACAGCAGCACACTTGCTGGAACTCTGAACGGACGCATCAAGGTTTATGTTGACCCTTACTCTGCTAACGTAAGTGACCGTCACTTCTACGTTGCTGGATACAAAGGTTCTTCTGCCTATGACGCTGGACTGTTTTACTGCCCATACGTTCCACTACAGATGGTTCGTGCTGTTGGTCAGGACACCTTCCAACCAAAAATTGGCTTTAAGACTCGTTATGGCATGGTTGCCAACCCATTCGCTGAGGGAACTGCTCAGGGAAGCGGTGCTCTTACTGCTAATGCAAACCGTTATTACAGACGTGTTCTTGTTGACAACCTTATGTAAGGTTATGCTCATACAAGCAATTAAAGAGACCCCTGCGGGGGTCTTTTTTATGTGCTATACTATAAATACTAGGTATCATATAGGTACTGGCCATGAATGGCAGACTGGACAAGGTTACAATGACCCACAAGCTCATGCGACTCAAGAATGAACTCAAAGATAAATGTGATCGTAACGAAATGGGTGAGTGGGAGTGTATAGGTGCTGAAAAGTATCTAAATAAGTCACTAGATATCCTAGACGAGTACTATATGTGATGAAGAATCATGACACCGATAGACAACGTTTACACCAAGGAGGAAGTAGACGCTCTTATTGACGCAGCTGTCGCTGAAGCACGTGCGATAGATGAAGCATCAATGGCTGAGCATAACTTTAAGGCGACCATCATCAGTATGATTCTTGGTTTTATTTGTCTTGCTCTATTTGTAGACGGTTTATTAAGAATTTTAGGTATCATCCCTCCATTTATGGACTTGGATGTTAACGTAATAGATGATATAATAGAAAAGGTTGAGAGTGACGTAATGCCACTAGTCCAAAAAGGATCTAAATATATACCGAGGATATGATTGATACTTCTCCCAGTTCTATCAGGATGTTTGCTATTTTGGTAATGGGAGTTGTATGGTTCTATCTCTTTAACCAGTGGTTAAGAGAACCAAAAGATGATGATTAACTTTCTATTTGTAGCATGCTCATTGTACCTATTAGTACAAGCTTTTAGGTTGATGTCTGGTGCATGGAATCTTAATACACCTGAGATAGATCCATCTAAACCTATAGTTACTAAGAAAACTGTCACTAAACCTGTGCATCCAGAGATGGTTGATGTTAAACCAGGTGATGAGTTGATGGGTGTAACATTTTCTCAAACCCCACCACCTAGTGCTGACCCATTACATGAGTCATTACG